CCAAAGAATAAACATAAGAGAAGATGTTGGAAACGCTATAGGGGACAGGGAAGAAAGTAAACTTGAACCCACCCACATATCAATAATAACACAAAAAAAATAGTTGCACAAGGAAAAAGGTTAAAAAAATGCCAACTACGATTTATAAAAAAGGTCTCAAAACAAATACTCGCTCATGGAGTGATTTAGATTTAGACTTTAATGCTCACCCAGTTACTAAAGATGTTGTAACTAAAACAGACGTTGAGGCTGTTAAAAGGGCAGTTAGGAATTTGATTCTCACTAATCGTTATGAAAGACCTTTCCAACCAGAGATAGACGGTGGAGTTACCCGGCATTTATTTCAATTATCTACACCTAGTACAATATTCGATATAGAAAATGCAATTAAACTAGCTATTTCTAATTTTGAACCAAGAGTAAAATTAATTGATGTTTTTGTAGGTGGAGATTTAGATAAAAACGGTTTTGATGTAACGATTACTTTTCGTGTTATTAATATACCAGAACCCGTAACGATAGAATTATTTTTAGAAAGGCTTAGATAATGCCATCATCCGATAAGTTACAAATTACAGATTTAGAGTTTGATTCTATTAAAGCAAACTTGAAAACATATCTTAAAGCACAATCAAAATTTCAAGATTATGATTTTGAAGGTAGTAGTATGTCAGTCTTGATTGATCTTTTAGCATACAATACACATTATATGGGTTACTATGCAAATATGCTTGGTAACGAAATGTTTTTAGATTCTTCTACATTACGAGAATCAGTTGTATCTCATGCTAAACATCTCAACGTACACCCGACTTCAAGAAAAGCTGCAAAGGCAAAACTAAACTTTACTTTCACTCCATCTGGAACTCCTACTTCTTTAACAATAGCAAAAGATACTAAATTCACAACAAGTATTAGTGGAGTTGCATATATTTTTACAACCAATGAAGCTACCTCAGTTCCACGTTCATCAACTGGTACATATACTGCTCAAGATGTCGAAATAATTGAAGGTACTATTTTAAATAAAGCATATGCAGTAAATGGTGCAGATACTACACAAAGATTTATTATTCCAAATCCTAATATAGATACTTCAACTATATCAGTTAAAGTGCAAAAGTCAGTTAGTGATAGTGAGGTCTATACATATGCAGATGGTAATGCTTTGGATGTTACAACAATTAAAGGTACTGATAGAGTTTTCTTTTTGCAAGAAATAGAAGGACAGAAATATGAAATTACATTTGGTGATGGTACAGTTGGAAAAGCATTAACTGATGGTAATATTATTTTTATTGAATATATTGTTACTCAGGGTTCTGCAGCTAATCTAGCATCATCTTTTACCCCTATCGGTCCAGTTGCAGGTCTGAGTTCTGGTAGTTATGTTTTAACTACTGCTGAAGCTGCAAATGGTGGTGCAGATATTCAAGATATTACATCTTTACAATTCCAAGCACCTAAACTTTATCAAGCACAAAAACGTGCAACTACAAAGGCAGATTATAAAGCAATCATATTAGAACAAAGGTCAGATATAGAATCTATTACAGTATATGGTGGAGAAGATGCAGACCCTGTTCAGTATGGAAAAGTTTTTATCGCACTTAAGCCTGCAGGTTCAGCATCAACATATAGTGCGACTGCTAAAGAAAATATTAAATCTTCTATATTGAAAAAAGTTAATGTTGTTACGGTTACACCAGAACTTATTGACCCAGTTTTTTATTATCTTCTTATTGATACCACAGTAAACTATGACCCTGTTACAAATTTAACAAATGAGACAACTTTAAAAACAAATATAAAATCATCTATTGAATCTTACCTTCAAAGTAATTTAGAAAAGTTTGACCAGAAGTTTAGATATTCAAAATTAGTACAAGATATAGATAATACAAATGATTCAATTAGAAATAATAAAACTCTGATTAAGTATCAACAAAAAATAACACCTGTAATTTTGAACTTAGCTGCAGACTATACTTTAAATTTTAATAATAGATTAGAAATGGGAAGTGTAATATCTACATCATTTGTAGCAACAGATGGTTTTACTTATGTATTGGTAGATGATTCGGCTGGTGTAATAAGGGCTTCACGACAAACAGTTGTTGGTACAACAGATAGTCCTGCAATTTATTTTGTTATGCCAGATGGTTCAACAAATCAAGGTACGATTGATTATACAACAGGAAAAGTTATACTTAGTAGTTTAACACCAGTAACAATTACAGATGCAACTGATAGTATAAAATTTACTGTTACACCAGAAAATAATAATAGTGATATAACACCTTTACGAGAACAAATTTTAACTTACGACTTTGCTGATACAGCAGCAATTACTATTAACATGGTAGCAGAAACGATAATCTAATATGGCAACAGTAACACCAAATCAACCAATTCATCCTAAGTTTGATGATAGAATAAGTGTAAAGGTAGAAGGTCAACTTCCTGCATTTGTGAAACAAGACCATCCTACCTTTATTGCTTTCATGGAAGCTTATTATGAATACATGGAGCAGGTTGGAAAACCATACGAAATCATTGGTAATCTTGATAACTATTTTAATATTGATAAAACTGTTGATGATTTTCTAAATTATTTTAAGAAACAGTTTGGTGAAGATATACCAGAAGCAGTTTTTGCAAATGCCAATAAACCATTTGTACTAAAACATCTCAGAGATTTTTATAGAACTAAAGGAAGTGAAAAATCTTTCCAGTTTCTTTTTAGATTATTATATAAAGATGAAATATCTTTTTACTATCCCGGGAAAGATATGCTTCGTACTTCTGATGGGAAGTATGGAAAGAGTGATGTTATAAGAGTTATTGATCCAAGTTGTTGTGATTCTGTTTTTAAATTGGTTGGAAAAAAAATTACTGGTTCTGTAACGGGTGCATCAGCATTAGTTGAATTAGTAGTCAATGAACAGATAGGGAGTTTTATTGTATCAACAATTTATCTTTCTGGTGTTTTAAGAAAGTTTCAAACAGGTGATACAATTACCGATGGAACATATACCTACGTTTTAAATAATATGATTACTGATGCTACTATTACAAATAGTGGGTCAGGTTATACAGTTGGTTTACACACTCCATTGGTAGGTGGTGGTATTGGAACAGGTGGTACAATTAAAATTGAAGAACTAACTGGTGGTTGGATTACTGGAACAACAATTAATAATGGTGGCTCGGGATATAAAGTAGGTGATAAATTAATTTTAGATAATACAAATAAGTTAAATATAAATGGAAGAAGAGCTAGTATTCTTGTAAATAATGTTGATACTAATGGAGCAGTAACAAGTTTAGAAATTGAGAATCCAGGTTCAGATTATATTTCTTTACCAACTGTTACGAGTGCTGGTTCTGGTAATGGTGCAAGTATAACATTAACTGGTGCTGAAATTGGTGGTATAAAAAAATTAAAAGTAATACAACCTGGATTTGGTTATTCACCTGCCCCAACAATAAATTTATCTGGAATGGGTGATGGTAATGCAACAGCTAGTGTTATTCTTGGAACATACGAAGATGAGTTTGGTAAAAACTTTGTTGGTACAAGTGGATTTTTAAGTTCCAATAAATATCTCCAAGATAGTTTTTATTATCAGTTATTTTCTTACGAAATATCAGTTGGGCATACCATTAATAAATGGCGAGATATTATTAAGCGTGTAGCTCATCCTGCGGGCTTAGCATTGTTTGGTAATTACAAACTAAGTTCTCTTATTGATATGCAGTTGAAAATTACTGGCATACCACAGCGTCGTGATTACACTATTATTTTCCATGACCCAGAATATGCAGATATTACAGATAGTCGAGATAAATTAGCTAAACGTCTAAGAGTAAAAATTACGACCTGTGATGAATTTCAGAATATTAGAATTAATTTACCTGCTGAAGATTATCAGTTAATATCACAAGCCTTTACTGAGCAAGATGATTTTGGTTTAATTACAGATTCTAATTTAACATTTACTGATGATTATGAACTTATCACTCAAGCAACATTTTATATTAAAGCAACTAAATGTCAAACTTATGAGAAAGATTTAGGACTACAAACTTTAAGAGTTTCTGGTGGTTGGGATGATTATTTAAGAACAAGTACAAACGCTTCAAGGCATGAGGACGATGGCACAATAACTGAAGTAGGTCCACATGAGATAGTTGATTGGGGTAAAGTTACAGATAATATTACTGCTTTAACACAAATACGACTTGGCCCAACTCGTAGAAATGTAGATCGACATAAATTTATGACTCAGGGTGGATTTAGTCAACCAATTACAACTACTCATTCTATTGATAAAATTATTGTATATGATGAGGGTACTGGTTATACATCAGCACCAACGGTAACAATATCTGGCGGGGGTGGATCAGCAGCAGCTGCCACGGCAAATATATCAGCTGGTAAAGTAACTAGTATTACAATAACTAATGCTGGAACTGGATATACTTCTTTGCCGAGTGTAACAATATCTGGTGGAGGAGGAAGTAGTGCTACTGCAACAGCAGTAATTAAGAGAACATCTGGTACTACAATAGCTGCATTTAAAGATATAAAACTACAATATTATGCTGTATTTAATGGATTGAAGGGTGATAAGGTGATTAATAGTACAATCACTCAATATAAGAATGGATATGAGAATAATGGTGCAAGAAATGTAGCATTACCGCCACCAAATTAATTTTTTTCAAAAAAAGTATTATAAATATACCAAGAACAAACAATCTTAAAGGAATTATAACATGAGTGCAATAATTAATAACAGTTTTAGAAAATTTCAGGCTGATAATTTTATAGGGAGCTTTTCCACGAATAATATGTATCTGGCCATTGGGAAAAATACAGCTTGGAGTGGTGCTAGTGCATCTGAATATACTGAAACTACTCCTAGTGATACTAATATTCCTGTCCCTATTGATACAACATCAAGTCTTTATACTCATTATAACGATATGATTGCGGCAAAACGTATAACTAATACAAGCGTATCTCATGTAGTTAAAAGAGTAGATTGGACTTCTGGTACAGTATATGTGGAATATGACCATCATATAGACGATATTATTGACCAAAACTTTTTTGTGTTTACAGAAGATTTCAGAGTATATAAATGTATTAGTAATGGAGGTGGAGTTGCTTCTACTGTTAAGCCTTTTGGGCCAGGTCCAGATATTATTGAAACCTCAGATAATTATAGATGGAAGTTCATGTTTGAAGTACAACAAGCCGATGTTCTTAAATTCATTACAACTGATTGGGTTCCAGTAAATTCTCCAGCAACCGCAGGACAAACAGACCAAGCAACCACAGAAAATCAGGCTATTGATGGTGCTTTAGAACATATTGACGTAACAGCTGGGGGTACTGGATATAGGACAAATGTTGGTACTGCACAATCTGGTAGTACAGCAAATACGATTGTTCTAGGAGCTGGCGCAAGTAATGCTGATGATTATTATAATAATATGACAGTTTATATTAGTAGTGGTCAAGGTCAAGGTGAATTAAAAACTATTAGTGATTATGATGGTACAAATAAGATAGCAACAGTATCAACAAATTGGACAACCATACCAACTAATGCAAGTGTCTATGAAGTTATGCCAGCAGTAACAGTAAGTTCATCTGATGGCTCTAATGGTGTTGCCAGAGTTTCTGGTGTTACAGCTGGAGTTATTACAAAAGTAAGTATGGTTAATGCTGGAACAGGTTATCGTAGTGCTACTGCAACTGTTTCATCTGGTAGTGGATCAAATGCAGTATTAGCACCAAGAATCGGACCTCCAGGTGGTCATGGTAAAAATGCTGTTGCAGAATTAGGTGGTGCATATGTAATGTTAAATGCAAGATTAATTGGTGCTGATGGTAGTAGTGATTTTCCTGTCGGAGATGATTTTAGAAAAGTACATTTACTAATTAATCCAAAAGAATCAGGTGGTGCAGCTGCATCAGCAACTACATATAAACTTTCGGAACTTCAAGCAGATAGTGGACAAATAATATATACAGAGTTCAGAGCACCTATTAATAGATCAGCAGACTCAACTGAAGATATAAAATTAGTAGTTGAATTTTAGTATATAAATAATATAAAAAAATGGAAAGATTATGTCTAATAACATTTCAATAAATACAAATCAGAACCCATACTTTGACGACTTTGATGATAATAAAAACTTTCATCAAGTATTGTATAAGCCATCACTACCAGTACAGGCAAGAGAGCTAACTACTCAACAAAGTATTCTTAGAGATCAATTAAAGAAGTTCGGCGACCATGTATTTCAGAATGGTAGTAAAGTTACTGGTGGTGATTTTGTTCTTAACTTAGATTATGAATATGTAAAACTAGATCCTCAATATAATGGTGTTGATATTACTGTTGGAAATTTTGCTACTAAAACAATTTGTGGAACTCAGTCTGGAACAAAAGCATTGGTTATTAATACTGTAGCTGCAGACTCAACTACTGGTGATCCAGATACATTATTTGTAAAATATATTTCAGGTGGTGCCGTAACAGATAAAGTACAAGGAATTAGTGTTGATACTGCTGGTAGTCAGTATTCTTCAGTACCATTAGTTAATATTACAGGTGGTGGTGGAAGTGGTGCAACAGCAACAGCCGTTATTAGTGGTGGTGCTGTTATTGCTATTGATATTACTTCAAAAGGTAGTGGATATACTTCAGTACCGACTATTAGTTTTACTGGTGGTGGAGGTACAGGTGCTTCTGCTACTGCAACAATTAATACTGCCGCAGAATTTCTTGCTGGTGAAAGAGTTTATTCAACCGATCTTGCTGTTTCTGCTGATGTTGTTGACGCAACTCCTATTAATTTACATGAAATTAAAGTTGATACTGGTGGCTCTGGTTATACTGCACCTCCAACTGTTACTATTGCTAATGCACCTTCTGGTGGAACAAACGCAACTGCAACAGCAACAATTAGTAATGGTGTTGTTACAGGCATTACATTAGTTGACCAAGGTGCGGGATATACAACAACGCCTGCTGTTACGATTGGTGCAGCACCAGCTGGTGGTGTTACTGCAACAGCATCAAGTGTATTAGCTACAGCTGCTGGTAAAGGTTCTTCAGCATCTATTGACGAAGGTGTCTTTTATATTAAAGGTAATTTTGTTAAAATTGCAAAACAAACTATTGTATTGGATAATTATAGAAATGTACCATCATATAAAATTGGTTTGGTTGTTAAGGAAGAAGCTATAACATCTGGTGAAGATACTACACTTTTAGATAATGCACAGGGTGCTTCTAATTTTGCAGCCCCAGGTGCTGATAGATTAAAAATAACTTTAACACTTACTAAGAAATCTTTAACATCAACAGACGATAGTGATTTCTTTGAATTCCTCAGAGTTAATAAAGGTATAAAAGAAAAAGAAGTTAATATTCCTGTTTACTCTGTTCTTGAAGATACTTTTGCACGAAGAACATATGACGAGTCTGGAAGTTATACTGTAAGAGCATTTAATATTCAACTCAAAGATCATCCTTCTGATAGTACAAAATTTATTGCAAGATTAGACCCAGGGAAAGCATATGTTGAAGGTGTAGAGTA